CACCGTCCATAATAGCCCCGCAATTTGGGCAGTAATTTAATTCTGTATTTCTTTCTTCCCAATACATATCCCAAATGCATTCGCTGCAAGCAATGATATTATTATGTCTTATCAAATGCCCATGCTTACGTTCTTCTACTGTAGGGGCTTGTTCGACAAAATGCACAGCACTTTCATAACCCAGTTTTATACCTTCAAAAAATCCAGTTTTATCCGCTAAATCTTCTATGTTTTTTCTAATTTTGTTTTCAAAGCTTCTCTATCTATCAATTCCATGATTTATTCACCGTCTTTGCATAAAATACACGAAAAAAACTACACAAACTGTTCCCATTAAAAGCATCAATACTATTGATAAATTCGGTCCTATTTCATACATTTTCGTCACCGTCCATAATAGCCCCACAATTCCAGCAATATTTCTGTTGAAATACTCGTCGTAGACGTCTATACCTTCACCTATTCTTAATAGCTCCGCTTTCGCCTTATCTGCATCTATCAATCTCATAGTCTATTCACTCTCACTTTCAAGCCAATGTTTTATACCAGTTTCACATGGCATTTTTTTACAGTTTTCGCCACCTTGTCTGTAAACACATATTTTATGACACGTATTTCTGCCTGCTGCCTCAACAAATGCTGCCATATCTTCAAGGCTCATAGCTTTAATTCTTTCGTAGTTAGTCATTATTATCACCGTACATCTTGGCGCCGCAGTAAGGGCAGTAAGCAAATTTTTCACTATTTTCGCCAAACACAGTTCGGCAGTAAGAACATCTTACTGTAGGCTGTCCAGCTAAAGGTTTTCTAAGCCATAGCCCGTATTTACGTTCTTCTACTGTAGGGGCTTTGTTTAACATCTGTATCATTATTTTTGCAATCATCATCGAATCGTAAGAAAATTTTGGATTATTTATATCAGCCGTTTTTTCTAGTTTTTCTTTTAATACGTCTGCATCTATTAATCGCATAATCTATTCACCTACTATTTTTTATCTTTATATCATAATTACTATCAACTTTGGCCATATTATTATAATCATCTTCCAAGTATACTTCTTTTACAGCATCCCAAATTTCGTCTTCTGTAGCGTCATTTTCTACATCTATTTCTATCCTATACTCATTTTTTTCAATAACTGTTGCTATTACTGTTTTCATAATCTATTCACCGTCCTCTCAAATATCCATCGGGTCACAATTCTCACAGTCAGGTTCAATGTCTCCATACTGCCAACGACAATATGTACAGCAGTATTTACTGTCCCAGTAATCACAGGTGGCGTCACAATCATCACAAGGGCATTGTTCTTCTTCCATTTTTATTCACCGTCCTTTAGCGGCTTCTTGCCGTATGATCTTTTTTACTGCTCTGAAAAGTCTTTTTATTGACTTCACCCGTATGCTCTGGCCGCGTCTATATTTACTCATTACTTTCACCGTCCTCTAATAATCGAATATCATAACTTGTCTTAATTGGCCATTTGTAAGGCAGTTTTAATATAAGTCCGCAACTCACTTTATTTTTAGATACAAATGGACAATCAGAGCATTCATGGTACAGTCTGCATTCATCTTGAATTGCATGTAATGCGTTTAATAATTTTTTATAATCTGACATAATCTATTCACCGTCCCGTCTGTTCCATGCTGCTGCAGCTTCTTCTTCTGTTGGCTGAAATCTCCCAACAGTTGCGTCACATTCTAGATTTGTACAGATCACATAATAATAAGGATTAATTGGCGTTCTTTCCATCTTAGCTTCCCCACCACAAAACGGACAAGGTTTTAATTTAGTCATTTTTCTTCACCTTCTTGCGCCAAAATATCCAAAAACAGCTATAAAAACTACGGTCAATATAGCCATTAATACCATTGATAAATTCGGTCCTATTTCATACATTTTCGTCACCGTCCATAATAGCCCCGCAATTTGGGCAGTAATTTAATTCTGTATTTCTTTCTTCCCAATACATATCCCAAATGCATTCGCTGCAAGCAATGATATTATTATGTCTTATCAAATGCCCAT